AATGTTTCAGCCTTTAGATTGGGTAATGATGCTACTTATATATATTATAATGGTGAAGATAGTAATTTGATTATTAATACGCCAAAATTTAGTTTGAATAAAGATGGCGATATTAATATGAGTAATTTATATGTTACCGGATCACTAATTACAAATAGTTATATAAGCTCTTCATCATATGTTAGTGGATCTACTATATATGGTGATGATATTAAAAAAGATGGTAAAACTGTATCGAGGTGATTAGGAACACAAACTAATGATTGACATCCGGCATCACCATACGAGGGGGATTTTTATTTTAATGGTGGGGCGAATACTATAACTGAAGGTGTTTATTGTTATGCGGATTCTTCATGAAGAAAACTAACATAAAATATTGGATATTATTACTACAAATTTTAATAATGAAGATTATATATTTGGTAGAAACACTTATAGTAAATATTTATATAAGTTTATTAATTCATTAAATATAAATAAAAATTATGTTATAAGTGATGGAAAATTTATTAAAGATTATACATATGATAAAATATTTATAACTCTACATTCTACTTCGACATTATTATTTGATGGAAGAACCCGAGTTGATTGAAGACCGAATACTCATTTCATAACTCATTATAAATCAATGGTTGATATATTGAAAGAATATGATAAAATAGCTTATTATACAAAAATGGGTATAGATTTGGATATAATACCTGAAGGGGAAACACCAAAAAATGGAAAATGAATTTGATATGGGAATATATATGAAAATAAAATCGATAATTTTAATTTACTTAAAAAATATTTAAACTTTGATTATATATCTAAAAATAAATTTAATGGTAAAGGTAAAAAATTATCTCATAGTGAATGTTTAAATATTGTTTCTCAATATTCTTATGGTATGGGTGTTGGAATATGTGCTCTTGAAATGTGTGCAATGAATATTCCAGTATTAGTAGTGGGAAAAAATATTGGTGGGGTATTATATAATAATGAACATTACAATTTTCATATAACATCTAATACAAATTCGGATATTTCGAATTCTTTGGGATTAAAAAACGATATAGAAAAAATAAGGAGTAATAAACAAGAAATAGAAAAAAATAAATTGACTTTTGATAAAAATGAATGATTAGATATTTTTTGTCAATAAAAATATATTTTTCTTATATGTAATAGTATAAACACGGGTGCTTACCTATTTCGGACTAATGGGAATGGACTTCAAATCCATGTGCAGATAGGCGGTGTCCAAAGCCGTTGTGCTATTCGGGTTCGAATCCTGACACCCGTGCCATTTTTATTATTACTTTTTTATTGCGAATTTATATGACTCAATTAAAAACCACAAACGAATTATTAACTATTAATTTTGATTATACACCGAACGGTAGAATTCAATATGATATGAAAAATCATGTAGATAATAATTATACAATAGGCGATATAACTTTTGACATAACAGAATCGGATAGAATAGATATTGTTATGGAACATTTACGAAAAGAATTAGAAAAATTATCTAAAAAATCAAAACCTTTTAACGTTAAACACAAATAATAAACATAAGCATATGCAAACAACACTAAAATACGGAGAAATCCAACGATCAGTGATCTTTTTGAATAACCTTCTACAAAAAGATAAAAACAAAGATGAAACGGGCGTGGATTTAACGAATAAATTTTCATTGAAATTGTTTCGTATTCATTCCACTCTTGAAGAAGAAATGGCGGTTTTCAATAAACGATTGGAAGAAGTCAAAATGGAATATATTGAAAAAGATGAAGACGGCAATCCGGTTACCGAAACCAATGATGACGGACAAGATATGTATAAAGTAACGGATCAAAAAGAGTTACAAAATGCTCTTAATGAACTATATGCAGAGGATTGTGAAATTCATATTTCAATGTCATTGGATCCGGATGAATTGGATAATCAAGAATTAGGATTAGAAGATTATTCAGATTTTCAATTCCTTAACCCATTCATTCAGTAAAATTAATTACTCATTTGATTTATGTGGCGATGTACTTTTAAGTGTATCGCCATTTTTATTTTTTCTATATAATTAAAAACAACACATACATTTACTATGGCAGATAAATCTACACAAAAAATAATTGATAAGTATAAAAAGAAGTGGAGAATAAAGGATACCACTGATATCGCACTTTCTTCAGTTAAAAAAGTAAAAAGGGAAGTGGGAGAAATATGGAAGGCAGATGATAAATGGCATATACAAAAAAAGGGATATATAGAAAAAAGATCTTCACATCCAAAAATAGATATTGGAGATTCAAAACTGTATATGAAGTGTATTAAATGTAATAAAAAAGTTTTGAATAATAGACGAAGAAGTACTGAAATTGAATTATTGAAAACTACGGGTAAATGTTTAAAATGTAATGCTGATGCTGAAGTTGATGAATTGATTGAAACCGGAACTGTTGGATTGAAGCCATGGACAAAAAGAGCCGTATATAAAGATTCTATGGGAAATATTATGATTGATGAAGAAGAAATCAGAAAAGAATATGGTGAAGAAGAGTATCAAAGGATAAAAGGACGTCATACAAAATATTTACAAGAACTACAAGAAAAAGAAAACAATAAATCAAATGAATAAATTACGCAATCTTAGAGTATATAATAAACTTCAACGTGTTTTTAATACGGCAAGACTCATTAATGAGGATATTGAAGCCGAAAAACGCCCCTTTACGGCTAAAGATGCTCCACCTAAAAAAGATCAATACGGAGATAAAAGAGCTGTTGTTGCAAATTTAGCTAAGGTTACGAAAAGAACAAATCGTGAAAATTCATTTATTATTGAAGGTAGTTTAAAAATTACCAAAAAGGCTGAGGAAACATTTAAAGAAACAGAATTTTCTATTAAGGAAATCGTGGTTGATTTGACAAAGCTAAAAAATGAAATTGAACAATATAATTCTTCTAAAGGTAAAGATATAGAAGAATTGAAAAAAGTGATGCGATATTTCGTTACTTATAAGAATCAAACGGAAAAAGCGATTCAAGAAGCAGAACAAAAGAAACAACGAATAGAGCAAGAATTAGAAAAAGAGGGATATTTTTCAGAGTTAGATAGATTAGAAGATGATCATCAAGCTAAATTGGATGCATTAAGAGATAAATATGATGCCGAAGCATTAGAAGATGCTGAAATGGAAGTTGGTGATGAATTGGATAAACAACGTGAAGGAATGAAATCTATTCAGGAAAAGCACTTAGGTGAAATTAGAAAAATACGTCAATTCGTAAAAGAAACTGTTGATCTACCATTGGATATTCTACATAATGTTAAGATATATGCTATGGCGTTAGGAGCATTGACACAACTATCAAAGAATCCGGATAGAATGCAGATGTCAAAAGAAGGTATCGATAAGATTTTAAATACACCGGAACTTAAAAAGGAATTGGGTGAGTTTATCGAAACTATTGAATATCAAGATTCGGTAAATATTGTATCATCAAAATTACCACAATTGGGTACGTATTATTCAGAAATGAAGACGAAATATGAAACTGAAATGAAATCATTTGAACAGGCTAAAGATCAAGTTGATGAAGGAGTATTCAGTGATGTTATAAATCAATCCATGGATAAATTTGTTAAGCGTGGTAAAGCTTTTTTCAATAAAGCAAAATCAGTCTTATCAACATTTATTTCAAAAATAACTACTGATACTGATGCGATATATAATGAAGTGGAAAAAATGAAATTGGGGAATGCGGATTTCAAAACCCGTTTTTCTAAATTGGGAATTAAATTGAATGCTGATGTAAAAAAGGTTCAATTCGAAACATCAAAACAAACTGCGGATGAAGTCCAATAAACAAATATTGACAGAATCGATTAACCATTTATATAGATCCATATTAACAGAATCACGGGGGGAATATCATATTTTCTTTCGAAGACCATTAATAAAAAAGGGCGTTCGACAATTACGATCTATATGAAGAAATGGTGGTAAAAGTTCTGCCAAACAATGTAAAATGGGCGTACGTAAAAATAGAAAAGATATTTTATTTGTTATTACAGAATTATTAGAGGATGAACGATTCCATATGTATTTGCGTTCAAATAATTTAGATCGTGATTTAAATCGTGATGTATTAAAAGCTATTTATTTTTATGTAAAGGGTCATGGGGAAACTGTTGATGGTGATACTAAAGAATTGGATAGACAAGAACGATCAGTACTGTATAAATTAAATGATAATTATTTTCAATTGTTTGTGCAAACTGTATTGAAGTTTAGGAGGGATATTTTAAGGAATGAGAAAAAAGAGTAGAAAGAAAAAACTTAGTAAGGATGATCAACAAAAAGAATACGATAAATGTAAGAAAAACCCGATTTATTTTATAATAAATTATTGTGTCATTTCTCATCCGATAAAAGGAAATTTACCATTCAAATTATTTGATTACCAGAAAGAATTAGTAAAAAAGTTTTTTGATAAAGATTATCGTTTACATCAAATAGTAAAATCCAGACAGTTAGGAGTATCCACTTTATATTCGGCTTTAGTTCTATGGTTAATCCTTTTTTATAATTCTAAAACTGTAGCTGTAGTAGCTACTGATTTGGATACTGCAAAGGAATTATTAGAGAAGTCTGGTTTTATTTATGATAATTTGCCAACATTTTTGCGTGCTAATAAGCGATTAAGAAATAAGACTACTCTTTGGTTAAAGAATAATAGTCGTATCAAAGTATATGCTCACAATAAACGTCGTGGTGTACGTTCATTAGCCGCTTCTGTTATTGTAATGGATGAAGCTCACTTTATTGAGAATTGTGATTCTTTATGGTCAACAATTCAACCTTCAATTTCTACGGGTGGACAGGTAATAGCATTATCTTCTCCGGCAGAACCCGCTGGTTGGTTTTTTGATCAATATAAGAAGATTGAAAATGGTAAGTCCAATTTTAAATTAACGAAATTACCATGGTTTGTTCATCCCGATAGACAATTAAAAGATGGATCGCCAAATTGGGATTGGAGAAAACAACAAGACATTGAACTTGATCCCCGTGAAGCACGACAAGAATATGATGCTGAATTTGGTTATTCAAAAGAAACATACTTCAATCCAGATAATTTAGAATATATTGAGAAAAATTTTGTTAAAGATCCTATACGTAGAGAGTACAGGGATAGATTGTGGATTTGGGAAGATCCATTACCGGATCAACAATACATTATTGCAGTCGATTGTGCCGAAGGTGGTAATGATAATAACGTAGTTCAAGTATTAAAATATCCTCAATTGGAACAGGTAGCAGAATATGTAAGTGATGAATCTTATGAAGATTTTGGATTTGTTCCGGTTCCACTTGCGAAAAGATATAATAAGGGAGTATTAATCATTGAAAGGAATAGTGTGGGTACTTCAATTATTCAGCGGTCTAAAGATTTAAATTATCATAACATATTTATTTTCGGTACGGGTAAAGAAAAGAATTTGTTCGGTACAAAACGTAAAGAATTTGGTTGGAGAACAACAGCACGAACCAGACCATTTTTAATTAAAACGTTGGAACAATATACGGAAACTGGTGAACCAGCTATTGTTAGATCGAACCGTTTATTATTAGAATTTAAAACATTTATTTCAAAAAATGGCAAGGCACAAGCTAAAGATGGCGAACATGATGATGCAATTATGGCGTGGAGTATTGCATTAGCTTTATATCAAATTCGTGGTCATGATATAGTTAATAATGATTCTGAATCTCGAATTGATGATGTGATGGGAATGATGAGTTTGGCTACCGAGAGAGCATTAAAACGTTATGAAGACATGCAGGATGAAAATAAACAAGATGCCGATTTTGAGGATAAATTAGAAAGAGCATTAAATATGATTGTTCCCAAATCAATTCGAACGGCAGAGAAAAGGATGGGTATAGATAAATTACAAAAATTAGTAAATAGTTAATATGGCAACATTATCAAAAAATTTAAATAGACTTAGAAATTACTTTTCGGGGAAAACGGTTGTTATTCCGAAACCGGATGGTAAGTTAAAACTTAAAACTGTTGATCCCACAGAACGTGCCTATGATACGCTCTGGACAATGAAAAATAATCCTAAGTATAATGCTTTTATCAATAATTATGCTTCTCGTACACAAAATCGTATGTATTTGCAGTATGAATATGATTTAATGGAGCGTGATCCTATTATTTCTCGTGCATTGACATTAATATCGCAAGAAGCCTGTTTAACAGATCAAATGGGTGATATTATTCAAATCGAAACAGAGAATAATAATGTTAAAAAGACTCTTGAACATTTATTTTATGAAATAATGAATGTTCAAGCATTATTGCCGTCGTGGATTAGATTAATGTTGAAGTATGGCGATTGTTATTTATATTTAGATCTTCAAGAAGGTGTGGGTATTACTGATATTGTTCAATTAGGATCAGCCGATGTTGAGCGTCAAGAAAATCAAGAAACGGGGGAAACCGAATTTTCTATTAATACTTTTGGTGGAGATATTAAAGAAGAATATATTGCCCACTTTAGACATGCTATTAGTGTAGAATTTTTTCCTTATGGACAATGTTTAGCAGGAGACACAAGAGTAACTACAAACAATGGTTACAAAGAGATTAAAGATATAGAAAGGGGAGATATAGTACCTTCTTTTGATACAATAACCCAAACTAAAAAATATTCAAAAGTTCTTGATACTGTTTACTCAGGTGAAAAGGAAGTGTTTAAAATAGAAACATCACACAATTTTGTTGAAGCTTCCAAAGAACACAAAATATTGGTATATGATAATAATTATAATGAATTTAAATATAAAACGGTACCAAATTTAAAAATTGGTGATTTATTAATATTAGATCCTAAAAGTAAAAACTGTACTAATAAAAAAATAGATAAAACAAAACCATTAGAAAATAAAAATGGATATTGGAATACTATAGATAATATTCCAGATATAGATGATGAAGAATTTGCCGAATTTCTCGGATTTCTAAATTTTGATGAATTTTTATTGGAACCAATAAAAAATATAGAGTCGTGTGGTAATAAACCAACATATGATATTTTTGTAGAAAATAGTAATCACAATTTTTATGCCAATGGTATTGTTGTTCATAATTCCATGTTGGAAGCTGTAAGAAAATATTGGAAAATGCAGATGTTATTGGAAGATTTCATGATGGTGTATTATCTATTACGTTCTGTAAATCAGAGAGTATTTCGTGTAGATGTTGGAGCATTAGATCCTAATAAAGTACCGGATTTTATTGAAAAGTTTCGACAATTATATAAGAAAAAACCATTAGTGGATCAACAAACTGGTGATTATGATATTTATTATGATCCAATGAGTTATATCGAAGATATTATACTTCCAGTCCGTGAGGGTTATGATAATACTGAATTTGATGAAATACCTCCATCACCGGAGACAAACATCTTAGAGGGTATTGACGTATTACGTCAAAAAATTATGTCTGGTCTTGGTATCCCCAATTTCTTATTGAATTATGAAGAGCAAATTAATAGTCGATCAACTCTATCATCGGAAGATATCCGTTTTGCGAAATTGGTAGAAGGAATACAATCTATTATAGTTTCAGAATTAGAAAAGATTGCTATTACTCATTTAATTCTACAAGGATATGGTAAGAAAGATATTTTGGATGTTAAGTTATCTTTAACACCACCATCGAATTTACATCAGATGGAAAAATTTGAATTGATGGAACGACAAGTTGAAATCGCATCTCAGATGAAAGAAGCCGGATTCCATAGTAAAGAATTTATTTGGAGACAAATTTTCAATATGAGTGAGGATGAGATTGATGAAATGAAGCAGGAGATTCAACAAGACATGGTTGATGAACAAGTCAATGAGGAAACAGTTGCCAATATTGATTTAGAGCCACAGGGCGAAGGTATGGAAGATACAGAGGATGTGGAAGCTGATACTGGTGGTGGAGAAGGAAGTCAGGGCGGAATGCCAGAGGGCGAAAAAAGATCAGACCAAGATTCCCGTTCCGGTAGAGCCGAAGAATTACTATCGGATAGAGGATCAGGTGCACCGGAGAGAAGAATTAGTTCACCCGATGACTTGGACGTATAATTAAATAATTATAAAAATTGATATTTTATTATAATTAATTTTAGGTCAATTTCATACAAAAAAACGGATAATGAGTAAAATTAATCACTCCAAATATAAAAATACCTATTTGTTATACGAATTTCTTATTCGTCAAGCAACAGAAGAAGCTATTTCGAATATTAATTTGAAAGAGTCTAAGGCGTATTATTTAATTAAAAAATACTTTAAAAAGGGCGATTTATGTAAAGAATTGAATCTTTATGAAGCGTTGATGAATACTAATGTAAAGGATCCACGAACGGCTGATTATTTAGTTGAAGAAACTATTAAGCAATTTGGAAAACTTTCTAAACAGTCATTAAAATCGTCTAAGTATAATCTAATTAATGAAGCTAAAAAACATTATAATATAGATAAATTATTTTCTACTCCGGTTTCTGAATATAAAGAAGCCGCATCCGTGTATTTGTTTTTGGAACATGTTAGAAAAGATAATATAGTAGATAAAGTTAAATATAAAACCAGATTGGTTGAACATTTAACAAAAGACAAACGACCTAAAGAATTATCCGTGTCTCCTATATTTGAAAATTCATCCAAAGATGAAGTTAAATTGGCTTATCAACTCTTGGTTAAACGTTTCAATAAAATAATGGAAGGAAAGCTGAATGAAAATCAGCAATTATTTATTCGTGATTATGTATATAAAACAACACATGAATCCGAATGGATTTCGGAACATATTAATCGTATAGATGAAGGGTTGACCAAAAAAATGAAGTCAATGAATGTTACGAATGATCAGGATAATCAAGTATTAAAACTTAAAATTGAAGAAGCCAAGAAAAAAATTAATGAATTATCATCTAAAAAAATATTTGGTGATGATGATTATTATAAAATAATGAAATCCTACGAACTTATAGATATAATTTAATATGGCGTGTAATAAAGATAAAAAGAAAAAATCTGATGAAGCATCGATGACACATGGTGGCATGGGTTATGATTCCAAAAATTTCTTGGGTAAGTCTGATACATCAAAAATGAAAGATATTGGATATGAAGAAGAAAGTGAAGAAGAGATAAAACAAATGATGGAAAATGCATTACAATTTTCAAAAACAATAAGAAAGAATTTAAAATAATAAAGATATGTCTAAACATATAATAGGTGAAGCGTATAAAGTCAAGTATGATCCCAATAAGATCTTACCATTGATCGAAGCCGATGAGCCAATTTTTCTTAATGCATTACTTCAGGCGAAAAGTAAAAAGAATGCTAATCAGAGAGTATATCCCGAATCAGTACTTGTTAGAGAAGATAAAAAATATCAAGAATTGATTGTACAGGGTAATGCTCTTGGAGAATTGGATCACCCACAACGTAATATTGTAGAGTACAAAACTGCATCACACCGGATTACAAAAACGTGGTGAGAAGGGGATGATTTGCGTGGTACGGTTGAAATATTATCGGGTAAACATTTTCCATGTGCTAACATTTTACGAGGGGCGTTAAAGCATAATATACCTATTGGATTTTCTTCTCGTGGTTTAGGTAGTGAACATCGCATTGATGATTCTACATATCAGATCGGGGAAGATTTTGAATTGATATGTTATGATGCCGTTGTTCAGCCATCGACGTTTGGTGCTTTTGGAAGATTAAATGAACATTCATCCAAAAAAGTATTACAAAGAAATAGAAAAATTAATAGAATAAGTTCAATAGTCGAAGAAATTCTAATATAATACAAATGCCAGAAATAAGAGATCCCAATCAGGAAAATAATTATAATAAGTCCAATGTTTTCAATAAACATTTTATTGAGTATTTAAAACAAACCGGATGAAATAATGAAGAAGTGCGTAGTGAAATGGTAGCGTTAGTGAATAGTATTGTACTTTCTACTAAAGGTAATGTTTCACTACAAAAAAGAATGTTACAATTCTTTAAAACGGCATTGAATATATTAAATATTGAGCTTAAAAAATTGAGCCTGAATGATCGTGATGAATTGGTATCAGTAACACCGGAAGATATAACGGGTGATAGTAATATTAACGAAACTGTAAATAACGAAGTAGAAGAAGCTTGTTGTATGAATAAAAAGAATTTAACGCCCGATGGTGGCGATTTTGGTCGTGATGTTAAAACGTTACTATTTGGATTTAAAAAGGAATTGGAAACAATGAATCTTCCAAAATCAAAACAGGTATCTATTATTAGAAAAACGTTTGATTTGGATAATATGCCCAAAGATGATAAGAAGTTGTTATTAGATAAATTACAACAAAAAGTTGAAGCGGCTACTGATTATATTAAATCGACAACAAAGCTTCAATTAAATGAAGA